ACGTAGAACCATGCTGTTTCCGTTAGGTACGGAAATTCCACTCCCTGCGGATGTCTTGACTGTCTGTGCAAACCCACCAGTTGTGTTGTTGGTGACAAAGTACAGTTTGCTTACCGCAGGAACGATGACGTTTCTTGCCGCCCCAGGCGTTCCGCCCAGCACAAGGAACATCGCCCGCGCTTCGTCGGCGGCTCCGTTGGCAGATGTCAGTGTGTAATCAGCAGCGGCCATCGTGATACTGGTCGTGCCAGATATCGCCGTGTCAATCAAATTTGTAGCCCCGGCGTTGAACACCGTGCCCCAAGTATTTGACAACTCCCCCGTTGCAGGGAGAACAAGTCTTAGACTACTGGTAAAGGTTGATGGCATGTGAACCTCAAACTATTCGGATCAGGGCAGATGTAGCCGAAGGCGCAGGCAACTGCACCACAAAAGGATTGGCAGTCTTGTCAGCGCCAAAATCCAGCACCGCAATAGCACGGTTCGCTTTTGATGCGTTGTAGATCAAAGCGCCCCGCGCAGTCAAAGATCCAGCCCACGATGGATTTGCAAACGTCAAGTAAGCAACCGTGCCAGACAACACCCACTGAACACTGGTTAGAGCAATACCACCAGCGGTGTACCCTGTTCCTACCACTTCATTGGTAGACGAGTACACCGTTGTAGTCGGACCAAGCGATGCGGCGCTTACATACAGCGCCATTCTCAAGGTATCAACAGGCAAGTTGTGGATTGCCTGCCCCAACTCTTGCTTGAACGATGAGCACAGAGTTTGTGCAATCGGCATTTACATCACCTGTGTTCTAAGCTGCCCTGATCGATAACTGTCTTGTCGGTTCTTGCCATCACCCAGATTCTTGAGCGAGATCATGGATTGATTGAGTTCCTTATCCATCATCGCCACAATATCCGGCTCCTGCTTCATCCACCTTGCCGCTTCAACCATCGCAGCGTTGAACAACACGCTGTCAAAATTGTCGCTAAGCCAAGTTGTAGAAGCAGTAACAATGCTCTCCGGGTAGTAAAAGTAGTTCAGTTCTGCATTGAACGCCGCGCTGGGCGAAGGCCCAAGCAGGAAAGACTGCACCTTCGGAGTGCCAGTCTGCGTTCCATACAAGGCATAGTACTTCGGCGTGCCCGTTACATTCGGGTTAGGAAACGACTCCCGAATAAAATTGACATCCTTGTTCAGCAAAAAACTGTACTCATTCGCAGAGATAACAGCCAGCGAGAACGGCGTCAAAAAATCCACCGGCACTGGAATCAGCGGGTTGTTGACGCTAAGAACCAGTGTCGTAGTCTTGCGAAGGATCGGAAGCTGAACGGCGTTGTAGATCCTTTGCTCTGCCAATTTTGTGATAGTGGCAAAGTCAACAGTAGTGAATGCGTTTTCCGTCGCATCCTCTACAGCCGTTTTCAGTTCCGAGTAGTTCACGCCATCGGCCCTCTAGACATTACACCCTTGATGGCAGCACCCACACCGCGCATCTTGATGCCCGAAGTTTTGGTGGGCGGCGCAGGGTTCGCAGCATACTGCCCAACAACCATGCAACTTGTGTTTTTCAAGTTGTCAATCTCTTGAGGCAAGGTCTTTGGGTTAGCAACTTTGGTAACTTTTCCCATGTCTCACCCCTTCTGGTTCATCACACGGGCCATGTTCTTCCCGTACTTCAGTCGGTCTTCAGTGGTAGGGCCACCCTTCTTAAAGGATGGCTTCTTGCCAGGGTGCATGCGCTTTTCATGCTTCGCCACGGCCTTTTCAGGTGTCATCTTCATGTGTGCTCCTTAAACTGTTACTGTAGCAACATATCCATTGGCAACCAAGGAATTTGGTGTCACTCCACTCATCACGCCACTAGCACCCCCAACTGGTGCCCACCCCCACTCAATTACCCGGCTACCTTCTCCGATTGTCCCACTAGAAGTCACACCAGACGAGTACCAAGTATTCGTGTCAGGCCGAGGATCGCGGATAGCCTGCGGGTCAGCAACAGGGTACATGCCCAACTGAAGCTGCGGATGGTCCGGGCTCCAGCAATCCGGGCAAGAACGAATCTGAGTCTGCTTTGTTTTGACTACCTCGTTCTTCAACTTCTTCAAGTCAAAGCGGAATCCACAACGATCACAAACGCCCCATGCTTTTTTGCCGTTGGCAAAGCGGTTGCTCATACAAACCGCCCCTTGGTTTTGCCCCGCCGCTCACACCCACCGCCGCGAACAGTGCCGCCGTTCTTGTATTCCTTCTCTTCTTCTGGCTTTTCTTGAACCATCATCCGAAGCAAGGTGTCGTACTTAATCTTGTTTGCCGCTTCTTTGGCTTCACTAACCCCATGATCTGGGCGAACCAATTTTACAGGCCCGCCAGCACGCATGACGTTTGGCGCTTTGCTAATAGGCAGCATCGCCGCTTCTGGATAGTACCCCTCAATAGCATCGCGGCCATTGCGGCTCATGTCCACCCTACGGCGATATTTCCGCTCGCTGTCTGATGTTTCCAAGAAGTGCTTTTTGCGGTATGGCATGGTTTACCCTATGAACATCTGCCTTGGGACAAAACGCACCGCTGCCTTCTCGCGGTCTTCCGTTGAAGCCAACTCCCAGTCTTGCTCGTACTGAGCCTTCAAAATTTGCATCCGATCCATCGCATTCGGGATCTTCATGGACAGTTGATACGCCAGCCCAGATATCAGCGCCGGCAGAAAACGGAACGGTATGTCTTGCGTATAAGTACCACCAGCCCCAGCATCTTGAATCCTGCGAAGCCGCCAGTAGACAAACGTGTATGTCTGAGAATCATCAGGCGTGGGCCATACCGTAAACTCTGGCGCATCAGCTTGCCGATTGATCCACACCTGAATCGGCCTTGCTTGTTGCAACTTGTTGGGAATGGACGAGTAGGTAGAAACACTGATACGCGTGATGGTCAGATCAGTCTGAGTAGAGACATTGCCCGCGCCCGTGCGGATCACATGCTCAATCAAATCTACCGTGTCAGCCGGCAGGGTGTAAGTGTTTGTGCCAGGAGTCAAGACTTGTTGGCCTTGCTCAACAGTCCACAAATTTATGCCCTGGTTCGCCCAGGATGCCAGCAAAATTGATAGCGACCTACGGGCTGTGCGCAGATCATAGCCAGTACGCAACTCCGTGCCGCAACGCTCGAACGCTTCTTCGGCAATTTCATTCAGGTCTGGATTCCAGACTGCTACACCAGAAGTGGTCATGTTACCTTCCTAAAAGTCCAGCCTTTTGACCGCCCTTGTTTACGAAGTGCTTGACATACAGCCTGAATACTTACACCAAGTTCATCTGCTGCAGATTTAAGTGTATCCCAGCGTCTTTTACCGTAAATTTGATGCGTGCCAACAACCGCAACAGCCATGTGATTCAAAGATCCCTTTTGCCGATCACCTTGTCCATAAAACGGATTTTTTGGCCCCGCTATCAAACCTTTAGCCTTCATCAATGCTGCTTGCTCAGGACGCTTTTTGCCTTTCCAAAAGTTATTTTTAGCTACATTTGCACGATGTTCTTCTGACAATTTGCGACCAGTTTGCCATTTGCTGGCAGACTCACTCATTTTTCTTCGAGATTCTTCAGTATGTAAACGACCTGTTGAAACAATTGCTAGTTTTAACCGTGTTTCTTCAGAAACAGGGCCTCGTTTCTTTGCCGCTTCACTACATTTTTGACGCCACTCTTGAGTGCGTACTATTGAACGAAGTTTGGCTTTTGTTTCTTCACTGCGCTTAATTCCACGCAATGACATGCTAATTGCCGCTGCAACATCTGGATGAGATGACGGAGCAATATCTCCACGGTCCAAAATGTTTACAAGACTGCCAAAAGGTTTGAAGTACGAAATGATTGCAGCTTCTTCTTCAACTGCTTGTTCTTGCGTCAAACCATCTGCAAGCAACACTACTTTGTGTCCATACTTTTTTACTGTGTGCTGCCACCAAGTATTGCGCCCATAAGTAGACCATGCACGCCCACGAGTACCCTTGCCGATGTAAAACACCGTACTGTCGGGTTTAGTGTGGGCGTACACGTAGTACATGGCTTACTTTGCAGTCATCGCAGAACGCTTGAAGGCTTTGGCAGTAGGAGCGCCGGGAGAGCCCGGCTTGCGCATTTTTTCACCCGATCCAGCGGCAATCCGCTTGCGTTTGGCGTTGATGTTGGCATAGAGCCCAACTTCTCCACCTTTTGCATACTCGGTAAAGTCTGTGTTGTCACGGCGCTGCTTTGTCAAACCTTTACGGATAGCGCCCATGCCCCTACTGGCGCGCATCAGATGTACTTCCCCTTGGTCTT